ATTGCAGATTATGAAAAAAGAAAAATTATCTGTCAAGAATGTGAATATTGTAAACAAACTTTAAAAATTGGGGATAAAAAAATACTTTTTATATGTAAAAAATGCGGTTGTTTATTAAATATAAAATGGAATTTTAAATTCTTTAAATGTCCGTTAGATAAATGGACAAAAACAAATTAATCACATTTAATTTTTTAACAGGGGGAAAATACCACCACGCTTTCCCCTTCCTTTAATAATCTATTGAAATTCCCCACAATCTGGTATAACTCTTAATAAACAGGTTTTTATATGCTACAAAAATTAGGGTTTTTACCCGGATTTAACAAGCAGGTCACAGAAACTGGAGCCGAAGGGCAGTGGTTTGATGGCGACAATGTTAGGTTTAGATACGGTACACCAGAAAAAATTGGTGGTTGGGTTCAATTAGGGGATGATAAATTAACTGGTGCAGCTAGGGCTATTCACCATTGGGACGATAATGCTGGTATTAAATACGCTGCCATAGGAACCAATAGAATTTTATATGTTTATTCGGGAGGTGTTTATTATGACATACACCCGATTAGGGCTACTTTAACAGGCGCTAGTTTTACTAGTACCTCATCATCAACAGAAGTCACAGTCACGTGTACCGGATCTCATGGTCTCGGTGAAGACGACATTGTCATGTTTGATGCTGTAAGTGGAGTCACTGCAGTAGGATCTACTTATACTGACGCCACTTTTGAAGATAAAAAATTTATGGTAACTGCTGTTCCTACCGCTGCAACTTTTACAATTACAATGGATACTCAGGAATCAGGTACTCCTTTATCTACAAGCGGCTCTACTTCAGTTCTATGTTATTATTCTGTAGGACCTTCTCAACAATTAGGAGGCTATGGTTTTGGAACAGGGTTATTTGGTGGTACTGCTTTAGGGGCTACTACAACCACTCTAGCAACAACACTTATTGATAGTGCCGCAGTCACCGATGTCGTTCTAACCAACTCTGCAGCATTTCCCTCTACAGGTGAAATTAGAATCGGAACAGAAGATATAAGCTTTACTGCTAACGATACAAGTACCAATACTTTAAGTGGGGGAGCGCGTGCAACTAATGGAACTACAAGGGCTGCTCATACTGCCGGCGCAACGATCACTGATATATCTAATTATGTTGCCTGGGGTGAGGCTTCTTCTGCCGACTACACTATTGATCCTGGGTTATGGGTATTAGATAACTATGGAACAAAATTAATAGCGCTTATTTATAACGGAGCATGTTTTGAATGGGATGCAACCGGGTCTACTTCTACAAGAGCCACGCGGATAGCCAATACTCCAACTGCATCAAGACATGTGTTGGTATCAACACCCGATAGACACTTAGTATTTTTTGGAACAGAAACAACTATTGGAGGTTCAGCAACACAAAATGATATGTTTATTCGCTGGTCTGATCAAGAAAGTATTGATGCTTCTGATTCCTATACGGTTAAAGCAACTAACACCGCAGGCACACAAAGGCTTGCTGATGGCTCTAAAATTATGGGGGCTATCAAAGGTAGAGATGCTATTTATGTTTGGACTGACACTGCATTGTTCCTTATGAAATTCGTTGGTCAACCATTTACCTTTGCGTTCGAACAGGTAGGAACCAACTGTGGATTATTAGGAAAGAACGCTAACATTGAAGTAGATGGTACAGCATATTGGATGTCGGAGAACGGTTTCTTTGCATATGATGGTCAATTACAATCTTTACCTTGTTTAGTAGAAGACCATGTGTATGATGACTTAAACTCAACTTCTAGAGATATTGTAAACTGTGGATTAAACAATTTATTTGGGGAAATTAACTGGTTTTATTGTACTTCAGCTTCGAATGCAGTTGATAGAGTAGTTACATATAATTATGCAGAAACAAAAATGCATAAACGCCCTATCTGGACAACAGGTACTTTACCTAGAGCAGCGTGGCAAGATTCAGCTGTTTTTGATCGTCCTCATGCTTCATACTATAATCCTTCCGATAATGCTTCTGACGATGTCACTGGTAATACAGATGGAAGCACTATATACTATAAACAGGAAACAGGGACCGATCAAATTAATGCTGGAGGAGTTACGACTGCCGTATTGGGGTCTATTACTTCTGGTGATTTTGATATTACCCAAAAAAGAAGTAATACAGGCCAAACTGTAGGTATGCCAGACATTAGAGGAGACGGAGAATATATAATGAGGATAAGTAGATTTTTACCAGACTTTATTTCACAAACAGGAAACACACAAGTTAGTTTTGTTACCAAAAATTTTCCAAATAGTTCCGGAACTACAACAAATTATAGTATTGATTCAACTACAACTAAAAAAGACACAAGATTAAGAGCAAGATCAATTGCTATGAAAGTGGCAAATACAACAACGTCTGAAGACTGGAAGTTAGGTACTTTTAGATTAGACATACATCCAGGAGGAAGAAGATAATGGCTACGTTTTATACAGGTGTTGATAAATCAATTTATCAAGGGGGAGACCATTATGTTCCTATGGATAAATTTAGATTAAATCCTTATGAACCTAAGAATCTTAGTTATACATCAACAGGAATTACAGGTGCAGAAGCAGCTGGTCCCTATCGTAGAGATTCTCAAGGTAGTAGTAATGATCAAGAATGGAGTGCAGTGAAGCCTGTATATGAAAATTATTGGCAGGGTGCGAATTTCCCTGACACTAAAAGCTACAACAACGCTATGAGTCTATATAATCAATCAACAAACTATATTAATCAAGGTAGGGGAAACGAACTAGCTCATTCAGCGTTTCCTATTGCCGAGGGGTGGAATGATAAAGAATTGACTATAAGTAGACTTCAGAAAATGGCAGCAAACCAAATAAATAATTACGAACGAGACCTTCCTTTTAATCAACGATATGCAGACCATATGAGAACAGTGGAGAATCCGGATGCTTATAATAGAGATGCCGATGGCAACTTAACAACTAGAAAAGATCTCAATCAAAGATCCATGATAGCAGAGAACTGGGATCAAAAATACGTACCAAAGCCCCTAAGAATAGCTGCAAGCTTTATCCCTTTTGGAAACGCAGGACTTAACTGGATAGAAAAACAAATGAACGATAAAAGTAGAGGCATAGGTAGCTATGGTATAGCTGGTATGGATGCTAGTCAAAAAGGAATGTATGACACTTTAGCAAGTCAAGGACTCCTTTATAACACAGGAAATACTGGATTCAAAACGGCTACAGGTAAAAATTTTAATGCCAAAGGTTATGCCGAAGGACAGGCAAAAATTTGGGAAAAGCATTATGCACATTTAACAGACAAAGAGATTATTAAAGAACTTGAAGATAAAAACAAAAACTGGAGAGATACGTATATCGGAAAACGATATTTAGAAGCTAAAGCAGCTAAATTTCAAAAAGATAAAGAGATAATTCACGGCGGCGGCGATAGCAAGGGCGGCGGTAAAAAAACAGATGGAACAGATGGAGGTTCATTTAAGACAGGGGATGAGAACTATGGCTTTGATGATGCTTCCGGAGATTTTACAGGAGAGGGGTTTGGTAGTGATAGTACTGGTAACGAGAGTACTGCTGCGGACTCAGGAGGCTGGGGAGATGACTATGCTTCAGAGATGATAGCTGAAGGCGGCAGAGTAGGTTTAAGATATGGAGGACTACTAAGTATTTTATAATGGCAAAGATCGTACAATCATTAACAAGAGCTGAAGAAGAATATAGCAGAGCTAATCTACAATCATTGGTAAGAGACCTTGATGGTGTGATAACAAAATTAAACTCTTCATTTCAGGATGAAGTTAAACAAGAAATAGAAGCTAAAAGTTTCTTTTTAGATTCATAATGGCAGTAGTAAACGAATATAAATTTTATGGTAAAACGGTAACGGCAGCTGAAAGTAATAATCTTTTAGAGCCAGGAGAAAATGAAACTATCATTGTTAAATCATTACATGTTACTAATAAATCAGCAGCTGAGACTCCTACCATTACTATAACTAATAATGCTTTTGAGGTAATACACACTCAAACATTATCAACGGCCGCTAGTGTAGAAATACTAACTAATCCAATGGTAGTAGAGGGAGGAAAAGTATTAGCCGCTACTACAGCTGGAACATGTACTGATGGAGTAGTAATTACCATCAGTTATCTAAATATTAAGAAGGAGAAGGTAGATTAATGAAAACAACAATAAATGGCACAGAAGTACCCTGTCTTAAGCCTACAAAAGTAACAACAACTATATCAAATCTTAAAACAAAAGAGATATATAAGACAGAGGAAGAGTGGAAGGCAAAGAATATACCGGTAGAAGACATCCGAAGAGATGTACATGTATTGATGCCAGCTCTTGATTTGTTTGCAAAAACAAAGTAAGTATAGGATTTAAGGCAAAATTATGGCGATATCAAGAATGCAAGAACCCCAACAAATACAAGGCGGCTTAGGAAGCTTACAAGATCCAAGACAAAATTACGGATTAGGTAAGCTAGTTAAGAAAGCTCTTCGTGGTGTTAAGAAGATAGCTAAAAGCCCACTAGGTAAAGCTGCTTTATTATATGCAGGTACAGCTGGTTTAGGTGCTTTAGGTGGTGGCGGTTTTAAAGGCCTAAGTTGGTTAAAACCTTCAATGGTTATGAAAAACTGGGGAAACGCAGGAATTTTAGGAAAGCTTAAAAGTGGTAAAGGTATATTAGGAGGTTTTGGTAATATATTTAGACAAGGCGGAGACCCTACAAAAGGTTTTAGTGTGGGAAGAATGTTAGCTGGTGGTCTTGGAGCAACTGCATTAGCAGCACCATTCATGATGGGTGGTGATGAAGAAGAAGAAGAAGAGGAAGAATCATGGACAAATGTTCCTTCAAGTATTGCCGACATAAGAAACCAAGCAAAAAATTATTATAAAGTAGGCTCAGCAGGAAGTAACTTAAACTTCATGCCACAAAAACAATTCGTAGATGCAAATTATTATGCAGCTGATGGTGGAAGAGTAGGATTATTAAAAGGCGGAGAAGCAGGCCAAGAACAAATAGAACAAATGCTTATGGCAGAATATGTTAAGTATAAAAACCAAGGTGGCACATTAACTTTTGAACAATTCGTACAAGCAATCATGCAGCAGCAACAAGGCGGCATGG